AGATTCAGTATTTAGTTTGGATACAGGTGTGTCAGGAGGAAACCCTGCGCTTTCTAGATCACGCAGAGTAGACTTAAAATTATTTACGAGAGTTTTTTCGTTCTCTCTACCTTTGATATGAGCATCAAAGGCGTCCTGTAGTGTCATCTCTGCCATCAGTAACCAAACGTCTCATCTTGCACTTGGAACACTTGACTCTTAATTGCACCAAGTTGCTTGTGTATTGATGTGTATCCGCTCATGCGTGTCATCAGCATGTATCGCAGAGCGTCGTATGCGTGATCCTCAGACTTGGTGTCCACATCTTCGCTGTTGGACTTAGAGAGCGGAATGCCAGCCAGTTGCTTGACTGTGTTTTGGCAACTGGAGAAGATGCGTAGTCGAGGTTCTTGTGTGTAGGGGTCATCGGCAAGACGACGATGTATTTCCATCTTGCCTTGTATACGGTTACGATCAGAGGGTGTCCAGCGGACTCCGGCTCTCATCATCGTTTCGGCAATGGACGGGCCGAATCCTGTCTTGTTCCAACACGACGAGTCCAGCACGGTGTAGTGGGGTGTTGGATCGAGTTGTTCTGCTTCCATTATTTTATCAGCTAACTGCTCTGCTGTCAAGTGTTTAGCATATAGTTCGCGATAAATCCAGATATTGTTATCCCAGTCAATAGCCCCCCAAAGAACGCACGACGGACTTGCATACCCGTAGTCTGCCGCTCGTATACGTGGCCAATTGGTAGGTAACTCGAAATGTTCGACAACGTGTCTCATCCTTGAAAATTCGGGGAAGGCCGCTCCCTCCGCCACGTCCCAATCACCTTCAAGAAGCCGCTTTCGCTCGACTTCTGGGAGCGACCTGAGCATGGCCTCGTATTGGCCATCTGCCATCAGGTAGGGATTGTCGGTCAGCCGTGCCGGTACAAACTTGCGAAGGAACAGCGGTTGACCTGCCTTCTCGTGACCCGCTGGCCACACAAAGGGCTTTTGTGTTTCTATATCGAAGGCAGGAAAAGGCTTGTTTGGTTCCAAACCGTCAATGTAGGTCTTCTTGACCCACCAACCACCCACTCCTCCGGGGTTGGCTGTGCAGCGCATGTACAGGTGTTGCTGGAGTTCATGATCAGTAGAACGAAGGCGAGAACGCAAGTAATCCCAGACGTAGGGCGTAGGATACTGGGTAATTTCATCGATGCCGATCCAGTTGAATGCTTGACCCTGAAAGCGAGTCACGTCCTTGTCTCGATCCAGATAGGTAAACCAGATCGTTGCACCGGATGGGAACACCCACGTGGTCTTTGACTCGCGGAACTTTGCACCCGGAAAGGCTTTTGGGTACAGTTGGCGAGACTTGTCGATTAGTTCGGTGAGTTCATCCAGTGTACGACGGAGAAGAAGACCACGGTGATTAGGATTGTGACAGTAACGTAGCGGATCAGCAAGTAATGCAAAGCTCTTTCCACCACCGGCAGCACCGCCGTAGAGTACGTCTCTTTCACCTGCGCTGAGAAAGTCCGTTTGCGGACCATCATTCGGTTGAAAGACCACCTCGCTTTCACCGACAAGCTCCGACACTGCGTCAGGTAAAGCATCCAAATCCCCAAGATCGATTGTGGCAGACTCGTTGCCAACCAGAGCCTTTTCAACCTTTGTTGTAGTTTGTTCCAGCTTTCGAGCATATCGTCGTTTGTCCTCTGCGGCTTTGCTTGACTTTGCGGCTCTCTTTTTGGCCGCATTAACACGTTTCGTCGCCGCGCGTCTCGCACGTTCCCGCGTAGAAAGGTTATATGTTGCCTTCGGCGCATTGGGGTCTTTCTTGGGCCTACCGCGTTTGCGTTTGGGCTGCTCGTCAGCCATCAATTACTACTTCATTCTTTGGCGGCAACAGGACGACACCGTGTACAGCCGTCACGTTGTGGTTCATTGTCTCCTGTTTTGCAACTCCTACGCGGTTAAGCAACGATTCTGCGGCTCGTAGCCGTAGTTCGTCGCCTCGTTCGGGGGCGGGATTGTCAATTGTGGAGACCAATCGGTTTGCTGCCTTCAAAGCATTAACCGAAAGTATGCTTTTTGTGCGTTCAACGATTTCTTCTGCTAAAGTTTGCTTCAACCACTGGGTAGAACCACGGGAATACCCCGCGTCAACTGCCGCTTGGGTTGCATTACCGCCGTTTTCGAACAGGAGTTCGAGAAACTGGGTCTGTTGAGGGGTCAGTACCCGCTCTTTTCGTTGTTGTGGGAGCAGATTCATTGTTTTGCAACGTGGTTAAGGAGGCGTGAGCGTCTCACTTAGCCTTATTCGCCGTGATTCAAGAGAATATTTCACAGATGTGTGGGAATATACCGTACGTGAGACAGCCCACGGTATCATATTAGGGTCGATAACGCTGATTGTCAATAAAAAAATTATTTCAGAGGGGTGTTTTGTCGAATTTACTTGACAGAATTGATTCCTGTATGTAGACTGGGTCTAAGACCCGCCGGGATATACCCCCCATGTCCATATAAAGGGACATGCTGACAGTCCCGCAGGGTTGGTATGGTGGGACATGGTTACATATCCATATCGATAACCCAAAATCCAACAATCAATCGACACATTGCATACAGATACTGGTACTCCCCCGGTGGCCCTAGCCACCCGGATAAGCCCCTGCACATCGGTGAGGTCGCAGGTTCCGACATTGCCGGGAACCCACACCAAAACCCGCCGGAATCCCTCTTACATTTGCGCCGGGTCAGATCTTTTTACCATTGAGCGACATTATTTCCGGGATTGATAACCCGCCAGTCTGTCCTTGGAGGTCAGGAAGCCCAGCATATCCCGAAACACTAGCCGCCGGATTTATCCCGCCTGATCAGACCGCAAGCCGTTATTCCGGCACAAGCGCAAAAAAGAACCCCGCCAGCTAGTGACGGGGTCAAGTTGGGAGGTGCCGCCGGGATATTAGCCCCTCACCGGCAGGGTAACAGGCTAATCCTCTTTAAACTGGTTTTTCGGGTTGTCCGGGTGGTTGTAAGCGTACTCGGTCGCCATCTCAAACTGCTGGCCGGAATCCATGTAAAACTCAACAGTGAAGGTGTGGCCGTGCCTGTCGGTGCCGTGAAGCGTGAACAAATCCCACTCCGCAAATTTCTTGCGGGTTGCCTTCATTTCTGGTGTGTGGTCGTTGAACCGGTTGTTCTGAGCGTTGATCGTTACTTGCATTGGATCGCGTCCTTTCATTAGTTGAGGCGGGACAACATCGCCCCGCCCCTCATTTGTTGCAAAACTAGCCGGTCTTTGCAAGCCGGAAAATATCCCGATACCCGCCTTTATGATTACCGGTTGACCGCTTTTCGATCTGATACCCGGCCTTACGCAAGGCTGTCATGTAGGTATAGACGGAACCTTTGCGGAGGTTGAGGTGACCGGCAAGCGTCGGCACCGCCATGAACGTGCCGGCAGAAAGCCAGCGGATCATCTCCCGATGGGTGTCGTTCAATTCCACCCGCTGCGAAAATCCGCTCCGCAGCGGCTCACCATGCATGTCTGTCATTGGCGGCTTTGCGACTGGCCGCTCCGGGAATTCAGCCCGGAAACGATCCAGTAACCGCTTGCGTTCGTCGGCCCGGATGTGGGTCTCGAAAGCATTGGCAAGCCGCTTGAAGCCCTCGATCAGATGAGGCGGGAAGTTCGGTGTTGTGTTGTTGTTTGTCATCGTTTTGTCCTTTCGTTTAGATGACGCTAGCGATGATGATCACTAGCAATATGATCCAGCATAGCCGGAAAATTGAGGCAATGAGGTCATGCACTCGCCGCGACTCCTTCCAAATACTGCCAAGACGGAGAAGCAATCACCGCCCGGACCTCGTTGTTGCGTTTCGTCTGTGTCATCTCCCGGTTGGCGTTCCGCTCTTGCGTCATCGGCAAATGGGTAGCGTAGTGGGTCAAAGCGTTGTAAGCCGCCCACATGGTTTCCCCCAGTTCTGGCCGCTCTTCCCGGAAGCGTTCGATCAGCCAGTTCAGCCGCTTTTCATTCACCGCCAAGCGTTCGTCGTTGTCGGCTGCTGCGCTCTTCTTGTAGCAGATTGTCCCTTTCAAGATGTCGGCAAACTGGCGTTCGGTGAGGCTCGTTTGCCGCCACCTGTCCATCGTGTCCTGCTGACCGTGCCACATTTCAAGACCGTTCGTTGCCTTCGCTATCATCGCTTCCGGTGACAAAGTGCCCCGGTGTACCTTTCGCTGGTGGTACGATTTTTCCCCGCCAAACACCAACGTGTTGCGGCAGAGGTCGCGGTAAGCACCAGAGAAAACTTGAAAGGCCCATGAAAGGTCCACGCTGTTGAAGATGTCCATCCGGCAGCGGACGCGGTCCTGATCCCCGCCCCGGTTCGTTACGACGTGATCGAGGTCGTCGAAGATCACCGTCCGGTGTACCCTCTTGCCGTGGTGGTAGATGCGATCTAGGACTGTCACGTTGTCTGTTGGCAAATCAGAGTCGCCAAGCTGTCGGGCCTGTTCCGCAAATAGCTTGTCATGAGGCACTAGGGCATAGCTCTTACCGATGGGCCGGGTGTTGATCAAGGCACCGGTCGCGACATTCATCAAGGCGTGAAAGTCGGGCATCGGTCGTGGCTCCATGATCTCGGCACCGTCTGCCATATAGGGCACCTGCGCTTCTATCGGCACTCGCCGGATATTGCCCCACCTTTCGAAAAGCGTGGTGTCGAAAATGTTGTTGTGCTTTGCGGCGATCATGTCTCCGCTCTTCTTCGCCGCTTCGGCTGCGGTCGTCCTTACGATGTCCAGCATGATAATGTCCTTTCGTTGCTGGTTGCCGGTCATCTCGTGACCGGTGGATGAATCATGGCACAACATTCGCAGGGTGTGAAGTGTTGCGCCAAAAAAAGTTGGCTGGCGTCGGTGATCGGCTGGCCCCTTCGTCTCGCCGCCGATCCGACCGGCCCGACAGTCCCGCCCCCGAACAATGGCGCAGGAAACCCCCAACCGATCCCCAAAAAGTGAAGCAATGCGCTGACAATATTTCAAGCAATGCGCTGACAAAATTTTGCCCCTACGTTATGCCGTGACGATCCCGCCAGACGCGCCAAGTGATCGCCTGTAGCTGGTAAGGCATGAGGCGCAAGCGTCGCGCCGCTTCTTCATATGCCGCTTGAATTGCACGGTATTCCCGGACGCCGATATTCGTACGATCATCGGTCAATCCGACGCGCTCGTCGTATGCGATGTTCCGGGCGTGGCCGTCGATGGTCACGTTAAATTCGCCCATGATGTCCATGAAAAACGACGTGATTTTCTGACCTTTCAGCATACGTTTTGCGCCGTCGTAGTCCGGACGCGCCGCCAAGATGTCCCATGCCTTCTGTTTCATCTTGTTGTAGGTAGAAACCCTCACCGCGTCGATGCCGTCACCATTTACAAACGCGCCGATCAAAGCGTCAGCGTTGACAACATTGCGTGACCATTTGTTGTTAGGTGAAAGCGCGGCAATAACCGCAACAACGATATACACCGGGACGCCATGTTTTACCGCGATATCGTGCGCCGCCTGTTTTGCGTCGGAGTACCACAAAAGCCCCTCGTTTACCTGCACGGAATCCGCAGCGCGGTAACATGCCATGATGTTGTGAACCATGTGGTCGTGATTGATTAGCGTTGCCTGTTTCATGTGATCACCACCTTTTCGTCATTGAACGCCGCGACGGTTGCGTCGGTTTCGATCCATACACGCGCGCCACAGTTCAGTGGCTTGTCCGGAGAGTAAACAACAGTAGACGCGCCGCCGATTTCAACCCGGTGCGCGTACATGTTCCGCTTGTATGTTTTGACAGTGATTGCCGGGTCATTCGTGCCGTTCTTGGCATTCGCCCGGATGACGTGCTGATTTATGTGTATACGTTTTTTCATGTCGTTGTGTCCTTTTCGTTGTGTCCTGATCGTTGCGGCAAGATTACGGATAATATCCATCCCGGTCAATAGGCGATATTTTGTTTGCCTGTTCTTTTAGCCAGCAGGATGGACAGCGCAACCAGTCGCCCTCTCTGGTCATGGCTGGCTGTCCGCATGTCCCACAGGAATTGTCCGCCGACAGTGCTGTGTGCTTTTGGCTGACAATATTTGGGCTGACAATATCTCCCTGACATTATCCAGCCGTGGATCGTCTTCGGGATCAACCCACATCGTCAGGCTCCCCCGGCTCGGCGTGGTCGTACTGCCACTTCAACTGCAGTTCGTCGTAATACTCGACAACAGTCTCGCCGTGCTTGTCCATGAATTGCTGGCGCGTCATATACGAGGCGTCGTCTTCCATCTCAATAAGCCAGTCAGATACTTTACCCATCTCTTGTGCCTACCTTTCTTTCGTAGCGTTCGATGTCACCAACTGCGCCATCGATTGTCGTGTATATCTGATCTAGGTCGCTGTCTGTCAGTTGTATATCTTCTAAGGCATGTTTCGCTTGTGTCAAGAAGGCACGGATCACCGTCGTCTGCGTTAGCTTGGCGCGATACCGTTCTCCCTCACCGTAACAGGCTGTGCATTCGTACAGCTTCTCCTGCAGTTCACCGCCACGGATAGGGTCAGGCACTGCCACCTCACCCTCGACTTTGCCATAGCCGCCGCACACCCAACAGTGACACGCCTCGACGTGGTTTTCAATCGTTCTCATCAGCAATACATCCTTTCCATGATGCCCTTGAAGGCATGATACATCATCCATGCGATGCAAGCCATGCAAGCCACGCGGATGACATTATCCATGAAGGGGTCTTTGGCTGGGTCAGTCTCCATCCAGCACGTCAAGATTGTCTTAATCATGCTCACCCCCATTGCCTCTGCCAAGCCCACCAAAATACTGCGGCTTACGCTTGGCGGTCTCGAACACAGCCAACGTGATGAAGATGCCAGCCAACAGGATTGCGTGAACAAGCGCACTGATGCCGAACACAACAATCGATCCCATCCAGAACGAAAACACGATGCACCACATCCAAGCTAGGACTTGCATGATCATATGCCGTGTGTTCATGTCGGGGATGTTGGACAGGGGATTTCTCCCGCTGTCCATCACAAGTTGATACCACCTAGTCATCGCTCGGTACCTCTTCATCAACCCACCGATAGTCTGCCCACCAGCTTCTCTGACCGTGTTCGGTCTTGGGCTGGGCTAACCCAAAGTAACCGCCAATGATCGTGTCAGCACCATCTAGGCTGCGGACGAGACCGTAGTCAATGTCACACTTCTCGTCTGTAGCCCTGTTGAAATCTTTGAGAGCGTTGACGATTGTGCGAAGCTGTTCTAGCTTCCACTCGTCGAGTTCAATCGTGATCTTTTTCTTTTCCATGTGTGCCAATCTCCTTGTGTGTTGGCGTTGCAATACATAACCCATACAGGTAACAAAAACATACGTCAACCACAAAAAAACAGGGCCAGTCAGAAAAGACCAGCCCTGCTCAAGTTTAGAACAACACAACCTCTAAGGGAGATACCGTACGAAGCCGGGAAAGGACTATCTGACTTCGTACGGTATGCACAGCCTTAACACCACCCTTCGGTACTTGTCAAGCCACTTTCTGCATTCGTCGTGACTTCGTCCGACAAAAAGTGCAACCCACTTCGGATAGTCCACGCAAGCCTTTGACTTGACATAATCTCTGCGTGTCTCTCCGATCCGCACGGACGACACCGGAGCAACAACTTCGTGCCTACCATTCTTCGACAAAACGTAGGGAATCAACTCGTTACCCCTACGATCCTTAAACAACTTAGTTTTTCTCTGTGACACTGCCTTCGTACTCCTCGTCCTCTAATGCTTCGATGTATACGTCGATTGCTTCGCGGATCAGGTCAGCTACAGCAACCTGTTCCAGACCGGCCTCAGTCATCCTTGATGAGTGAACTGACAAAATATCGTACTGCCTTGTCGGCATCAACAGGTTGTACGTCTTCGTGTCTTCACGAATCTTGGGTGGTCTTGGCATCCCTGATTTCCTTTTTCGCGCGTTTAACCTGTTCACCCTTTCGTTTATCCTGTACAATTCTCTTTCTGTACAGACTATCCCGTAGGGTTTTGGCTATCGGATTAATTTTATCTATCTTCTTCCTCATGGGGGTCTCCCTAAAAGGGGGTATATAGATAGTGACTGACAAAATTTTTCTTGTCAAGCGATATCGATATGGGTTACGGTGACAAAAATCACGGAAAGGACACGCGATGACAAAATCACCGCCGTGGCTCATGGGGTACGTTGAGTCACTCGACATACAGCCACTGACAAGTTACCGATCAGACTGTCCCGTCTGCGCTAAGTCAAACACATTTAGCGTAACAGACGATGGTATGCAACGCCTATGGTTCTGCTTCCACGCTGACTGCAACGTCAAGGGGCGAACCGGAGTCAAGCTGACAAAAGAGTTCGCCAGCCAAGCGTTGACAAAGGATAAGCTGACAAAACCCGCCCCCGACGTTCCTTACTGGGCCTCTTTTGAGGAGCCGTCCACATTCGTCAGTCTGTCACGCAACATGGATGCACAACTCTATGTGAGAAAGGTCAACGCCTATGACTCTTATCTGTCTGGTCGTGCTGACATTCGGTACGACTTCAAGCGGCACCGTGTCGTGTACATGGTTCGGGACGGACGCAAGACAGTCGATGCAGTTGGCCGAGCCTTGCGTAATGCAAAACCTAAGTGGTATCGATACGGCAAGTCACAAGTGCCATTCGTCTGCGGAACCTCTGACATTGCGTTTGTGGTAGAAGATTGTGCGAGTGCATGTTCTGTAAGTAACAAAGTTACTGGCATGGCTCTGTTGGGCACCAACCTGCTCAACGAGCATGTCAACAGGCTGTCGCAGTACCGCCGTGTATTTGTTGCCCTCGACAAAGATGCAACGGACAAGGCACTTGACATGGTGAGGCGTTTGTATTTTCTTGTGCCAACTAAATTGGCTGTACTGCCAACCGACTTGAAGAACATGACGGATGACGAAAGGGACGAGTTCATTGACGAACGTATCACTTGACACAAAGATACTTGGCTTCTGCTTGGATGCTGAGTTTTTCTCGAAGGTAAAGAACACGCTGGATCGTGACATGTTTATCCGAGAAATGCGTGACATCTTTGACATCCTGACTTACAGCCATACAAAGTACGGCAACACGATGACATCATCGGAGTTGGCTGCGTTGTTCGATGACCGCAATCCCGCCATGCCCGACAGTGCGCGAGAAAAAGTACATGAGATAATTGTCACGCTTGAGGCTGGCAATCCTGAAAACACAGACATGCACATCGATATGGTACGCAACTTTTGGTTGCGCGACCGTGCGCGTCAGATCGGTGAGAAGGCTATCGAAATATTCACAGGTGAAAGTGACGAGTTCGGTGAGTTGCAACGCCTGATCGATGCGGTCGATGACGGACGCATGTCTGACAAAACTACCTACACAGAAGTGGAGACTGACTTGGACGAACTATTAGACGAAGTAACTGGCGATCCTGACTTTCCCTTTCAATTCAATCTGTTGCAAGAGGAAGTTCCCGGCTTGGATCGAGGCAATCTTGGCATTCTGTTCGCTCGACCGGAAGTTGGTAAGACAACTTTCTGCTGCTTCCTTGCTGCGTCGTACATCCGGCAGGGACTCAAGGTTGTGTACTGGGCCAACGAGGAGCCAGCGGATCGCATCAAGTTACGGATTATTCAGTCATACTTTGAGTTGACCCGGCAGGAGATGCGTGAGAGTCGTGCAACCCTTGCGGTCAAGTATCGTGACGAGATCGCACCCTACCTCACAGTCATGGACTCGGTGGGTACGTCTGTCGAAGAGGCGGACGAGTACGCCAAGCTGAACAAGCCTGACATCATGTTCATGGATCAGCTAGACAAGTTCCGCATCAAGGGCGAGTTCAACCGTGGTGACGAGCGTCTCAAGGAGACCTACGTCTACGCACGAGAGATTGCCAAGCGCAACAAGCTACTGATCTGGGCAGTTAGTCAGGCAAACTTTGACGCACACGACCGTCAATTTATTGACTACTCAATGCTTGACAACTCACGTACTGGTAAGGCTGGCGAGGCCGACATCATCATCGGCATCGGTAAGACCGGATCAAGCGAGGTGGAGAACACGGTGCGTCACATCTGCGTGTCAAAGAACAAACTGAACGGCTGGCACGGTATGGTTAACGCACAGATCGACGTAGAAAAGGGAGTGTACTACTGATGAACGTACTGACGTTTGACGTGGAGACAACCCACACCGAGAAGCGTGGCGGCGGTTACTCACCCCTGCCGTACTTTGGCAACCGGCTGGTATCCATCGGGTACAAGTGGCTAGTCAGCGGTGTGGACTACGACTGCTACTACCACTCAACCGAGCCACCCAGCCCAAATGCGTTTGACAACTTTCAACGCGCACTTAACTTTGCTGACGTACTCGTCGGCCACAACATCAAGTTCGACTTGACGTGGATACGCGAGTGCGGCTTTACATACGAGGGACATATCTATGACACGATGGTTGCGGAATATCT